ATTTTAGCCGAATACTGCTGACACAAGGAAAGACTTGAATCTAGGACCTGACCATAATCAGTAATTCGTTCTAATAGCTTATGACTGACAATGAACGAAGATCATCTAGAGAATCTCAACGAGTATCTGGCGTACGAAGTAGTGCTCAGACCAGATCTCGTCTATCGACAATCAGGAGACGACAGTCTCCTCAAGTGTCAGATGCCACCTCACCGGACCGATTATCAGTTGCCTCGTCGAATAGCGAGTGCAGCGCTAGACACATTTTCGGAATTGAGCGCACTCGGAGATTGGGACCGTCTGATCATCGACATCCGTGTGCATGTTTCGAATGTGCTCTATGTTGCTGCCGACAACGATGCTTTATTCGCGTTAAACATCAGTTGCGTAAAGAGCGACCGAGGCACCAGGGTGACCCGGAATTGGATGAACAGCGTTTGTCCCCTTGGGATGGCAGAACGACACAAGCCTTGTTGGCTGAGGAATGCCGATCATCAGGCAGTGGGCTTTGCAAAATCTGTGGAAGTTCTGCTTGGTCTTTTGTTAAAGAAGGAGTGCGATGTTTTAGGTGTTTTTCTTACCAAGAAAGACACGGATACCCTTCTCTTAAGACACCACAAGATTTGCTACCTACACCAGCTAAACATCGAAAGGCGCGTGGTTCCCAGGTTTCAACCATGCTGTCATCCACCCGGACTACGGAACCTATTACCCAGAAGAAGGAGGAAGAACCAGAAAAGCTTATGGACGCCGCGAGAGTTGCTACAGCCGTGGCTCGGGCGAAACCCAGACTAGATTTGTTAGAACCGAATGAGTATCCCGGTCCCATTCCAAATTATAATACAGAAGAGTATTATGGTTTGGATTTGGATACTGATCTAGTTGCTTTCCTCTCGATGAAACTTGATTTAAAACCTATCACTATAGATAATTTGAAAGTTTTATCTAAGAAAGCTGAAGCTTGGATTGATGCTAATAGGCCCTTCTGGAGTTATAACCAACGGAACCGGATGTTGACTGCGTGTATAGCAGCCACGGAAAAATCTAGGGAGGAATCGACTTATGGATTGCTTGAGAGATTGATGTTGAAGAAGGCTCATAGTATAGCTGGAGTAGACGTTAGTTTCTTTGCTAAGAAGACTCTTGAGGATGAAGTTAGTAATAGCTTCGTAAGTGCAAGTAAGATTCGCAACCATATTGTCGAGGGTAGAGTGCCATCTGTAGTATTTAATAAGGTGTTGTTACCTAGTGTTATTTTGACTACTACTTCTATCTTATCTCTCCTATTTGGTCGGGCAAAAACGGCTTTTGGGTTCGCAACCTTGTCAGCCTTTTATACCCGACGATTAGTGCACCAAAGAGGGTGGGGAACTATATTTTCCCTTAAGTGGGAAAGTATGTTGCCTAAGTCCGTTTGACGGTGGTTGCGCTATGTTCCAGTGACTGTCTGTACAGGAGGCATACCGGAAAAGGAAATTGGAAATGGAGCATCGATAACTAGGATTCCGGAAGTGGAGTGTGATCATAAACATTCCTTGGATTTTGTCAGCGGATTGTTGGATTGGGATGGGAATCATGAATGTAGCTGTTACAGTGGATGTATTAAGAATGAGGTGAAAGCCCTCTACGACAGACACATCATGAAAGTCCCAGAGAGTGTTGATATTATCCTTAAAGTCCGGAACATTGGGAAGTGGTTTGTGAAGCAATTACCTGATCTCCACACAGGAATGTGGGATGAGTTGAAGGTCTTGCAACACAAGGCACAATCGCAGAGGAAGCGTGTGGAACGAGCTTTTCAGAATTTACGGGAGAATGGCTGGTTGATGACTAAAGATGCGATCTTGCGGGCGTTCATTAAGTTTGAGAAAGCCGAGAAAACATCAGATATTCGTCAAAAAGCGCCAAGACTTATTCAACATAGGTCCTATGAATTCTGTGCTAGATTGGCCCAGTATATCATGCCAATGGAAGAACATATTTGGCATTGGGATATAAATTTTAAAAGATCACCCATTAGTGAACGAGTGTTTGCTAAGAGGATGAATTCTTTCCAAAGAGCCAAAAGGTTGCGCACGATGTTTGAGCGATTTAAGGATCCAGTCATTATCGATTTGGATTATTCGCGTTTAGATGCCCATTTACTCTTACATGTACTTGAGTCCATAGAATTTGCAACTTACCGTCGCTTTAATGGTTGTGGTGAGTTGGATGCTTTATTGAGGTGTATGAGACATAATGTCGGATTTACTAGAAATGGTATCCGATATACTGCTAAAGGAAGGAAAGCAAGTGGAGAGTATGTCACTTCTTTGGGTGACAGTTTGATAAACTTTTGCTTTCTCAAATTCTGGACTAGAGTACTGTCGAAAGTTGAGTTGTTGGTGGATGGTGATGATAGTGTGATCATGTTAGAGAGGGATGAGTTACATCTTCTTGATGAGGATTTCTTTACCAGTATTGGTTTTACTGTGAAGACAGGAGTTACTCGAGTGTTTGAAGAAACAGACTTCTGTCAGTGCAGGCCAGTTGAAGTTGCTCCTGGAAAGTGGCGTATGGTGAGGAACCCATGGAGAGTAATGAGTCGGACTGCAGTAAGCGATCAGCATTTTATTGGACAAGCTAAGGATGATTGGGTGGCGTCAGTTGGCATGGGAGAACTTGCCTGTAATATGGGCGTTCCGATATTACAGAATTATGCGATGCGACTGATGACCCAGGGGAAAGCACGTCCAAAATTTGTTGATAAGGTCTTGGAGCGTCGTCCAGGTGAATCTAAAAGACCTTGTCCGAAGCCAATCCTATCATGTGCACGTGTGTCGTTTGCTCTCGCTTGGAATGTCTGGCCAAGTGAGCAGGAAGAGCTGGAACAGACTTTCTCCAGGGGGGTGGAATAAATTCCTGGAAGAAATGCGCACTACTTAAGG